TTGCGGAAGTGCAGCACCTCCGACGGCTTGAGAGGACGGACGACGCCATTTACCGTGTAGTCGTAGCGCAGGAGCCGCCCGTTGGCATCAGGCACAGCAGAGACGAGGGCGGCGGGGAGGTAGTCGAGCGCAACCGGAGCGCCTGAGCGTGATGCAACGATGTGAGAGTAAGCATTGCCCTTGGTAACGTAGTCACGCACCCATGCAGAGATAAGCGCAGCGCCATCCATCTCGGCAAACGGCGAGGGATAGGAAAGCAGAAGAGGAAGCGGGTGGCTTGGGTTAGCAACCACCTTGCCCTGCTCGTCAAGCGGCCCAACGACAGGAGGCGCAACCATCCAAGAGGTAGCGATCCAGTTTACGAGGATGCCGACGATAGAGTTGTCTTTACCGTCGCGAGCCTCAGAGGGAGAGATAGCAAGTGACTGGACAGACCAGCCACCCAGGAGCATCTGTATCCAGTTTGGGGTAGCGCCTAAACTGCCGCCGCCCGGCAATGGCAGGGGAGCTTGTCCCTTAACCACCCACGGCAACCTAAATTTAGCTTTATCCCAAAATGACAAATGCGCCCCGCTTCCGGCAAACAACAAGGGGAGGAAATACCCTCCCGTTTGCGTTTACGTCCGTGAAGCGGAGCGCACAAACAGAGTCGAAAAACAGTGCCTTACAGTCCGTGATCTGGATTAACCGCACACGCGAAGCAAGACGATAGAGCGAGTGTACAGTAAAAGTGTACGGATTGTCAAGCCCGATTGCTCTCCGCAGTCAATTCCTCCGGACTTGCATCTAGTGCGCTCAGGAGACGCAGCACAATTGTGCCACTAGGCTCAACCTCGCCTTTTTCCCAGCGCCTGATACTGTCGAGGTTCTTGACCCCGATCATTGCGGCCAGGCCCCGCTGAGTGAGCCGTCTCCTGGTTCGTAGCGACCGGAGCAGCTCGCCCGAGAAAACGAGAGAGGCAGGGGGAATCTCTCGTTTCCGCGATTTCGGAACCCAAAACTCCTCCAGTCCCGCCTCTCTGCATATCCTAGACACGCTCGGCTGGGATATTTGAAAACGCTGCGCTATCTCCTGGAGAGACGTTCTCTCCATTCGCATCCTGATGATTTCCGCGTCCCTCTTTTCGCGCCTCCTCTGGATTGGACTCATAGCCCTGCCCCCAGTCCATTCCAAAACTCCACAGGCGAAATCCCATCCCCCCTAGTCACTCCCCGCCAATACCGCTCCTTGAGATCGGCCAGCGCCAGCAGCTCCAGCACCCCGAGTCCCTCGAAAAGCGTTGCCGCCGCCTCAGTGTCACCTAGCTCCCATTTCTCCCCAAGACCATCTAGGCGAATGGCCTCGGCAACCTCGTCGCCGATATAGTTCAGCGTGTCGGGCAGGATCGCCGTAGAGTTCAGACAGTCCACCGCGCAGCAGAAGTGCGCCACGGTGAACTCCTCCCGGCGCTTGAGCTGCCAGATACCGCCCCGAACCATCCGGTCGTAGCGCTCGATCATGTCCGAAGCTGGCAGGGACAGGTTCACTGCCCCAGTGGTGCGTGTGCCACCGTGCGAGCGAACCGGCTCGGCACGAATAGCTAAAGCCTGCTGTGCGGCAGGCGAGAATGTAAGAATTGTTCGTTTTTCCATGATGTCCTCCAAAGATAAAACCCCGCCCAACTCATGGGCGGGGCTGGTGGGTAACTACGCGACTTCGACAGCCCAGCTAAACGATTCCCAGACACGGGAGGCGATCCCCTCAATATGCTCAATCTCGCCACGATCACCGGATTCGTCCATAGAGCCATCGGCTAGAGCGACTCGAGGCTTCAGCGTCGCAGGAAGGCATCCCTCTGCGCCAATCTGGTAGTCAATCTCAATCTCAGTGCCAGGGTAGGCTGCCGTAAGCTCGGTGCGGAGCATAGAGGTATAGGACTCAGCAGATGCACGCTCGTCGTAGTTGCCCTCTGCGCCGCTGAGTAGGTTGCCGATCAGGAATCCATAGAATATGGAGGTTACGTTATTAATCGTGATAGTATTGTTTGACATTAGAGTCTCTTTCTGTGTCCGTGGGGAGGGTGTTCGTAGCACTGCTCCCCGATTTTGTTATTACTCTCCAGCCCTCGCTCTTGAGTATGTACACACTATAACACCAGTATGTACACACTGTCAATAGAATTATAAAAAATAGTCGTAGTTTTTTTACAGCAGGCCACAGGCTAGAAAATATCCCACTGAACGGTAGGCTTTGAGAGCATGGAGAACGCATAGGAGAGCGCGTCTACCATGTCGTCGTGATCGCCCATTGGAAACGAGAGCAGCTCGTCCTCAAAGATGCGCGGCAAGTCCTTGGAGTGGTAGACAAGCCCCTGCTCATAGCGCCCCTCTAGCGGGAGGAAACGTGCCTGCTTGTCTTTGTCGGGCCTGACTCCCTGAATGGGTAGCGTCGTCTTGCGCTTTAGCTCTTGCACTACCGCCGCCTGGTACTGTACCTGCTCGATTGCGATTTTAGACGGGCTCCACTTCGCCGCCATGCTTTCGATGAACTGTAGGACTTGGTGAAACGGCGCTCGTATCCTTTGGGCATCACGAACATAGATTCGCCCATCATCATCCCGTGAGATTATCGCGCAGGCAGTGTAGTCGGCTCCCTGCTTCTCGCTGATTGCGAGGTCTACGCCCATGTAGCAAGGCAAGTCGGTGGCAGGCTCGCCGTACTTTAGCCATGCCCTAGAAACCCGTGCGCCCTCAGCGTCTACGAACTCGGCTAGGTACTCCTGCCGAAAGACAAGAGAGGGGAGCTGGAGACGAGCCGCCTCTACCTCGTCAGCATCGATGTACGGGTTCGTGGTGGTGGGCATCTGGAACCGTGCCCAGTCTTGGCTGCTCTCCGCATCGTCAAAGAGCCGTTTGAAGTAGTTGCCACCCTTCGGGGTTGATAAAAACCACGCATCGCCCTTGTAGTCGGTGAGCGTTGGGCGGATTGCCTGCTGCCATGCCTCCTCCAGGTAGGGAGCCATAGCCGCCTCGTCAATCATAACACGGGCATACTTGCGCCCACGGGCTACGGTAGCGGGGTTGTCAAGCGTCCAGAAGTCAATAGATGCGCCTCCGATCATCTCGATGCTAGGAAACGGTGTGGTGACGGCCCTTGCTATCACAGGCTCAAAGATTCGGCGCAAGTCTTTATAGGCTTCTTGCAGGAGTCGGTAGTTAGGCGCAAACCATCCCACGCTCCGCTTCTGCGTGAGCAGAGGTGTAACAGCAAGCGCAGTGCCGAGCGTTGTCTTTCCGAAACGCCTCCCACACGCAATCACGTTGAACCTGCGCCGATTGTTGAGTATGTCCCACTGTGCGCTGTGCGGCTCAGGAACATCCAGAGTTATCGTCACGGTAGGGTTTTCCCGCCCCAGTTCACGTCGATGGTGATAGCGCCCCCGTCTTTACCTGTTACCTCGGTACGCTCGCTCCAGTCGTTTCTCCTCCTGCGCTTGAGCACCTCCAGCGCCGACTTCCAATCACCGTCCTGGTTGTTCACCTCTTTGGAGAGTCGCGCTGCCGAGCGAGCAATGAGCAGCATTTCCGCACGTGTACAGGACTCGGAAAAATCGGAAAAAGCCTTTTTCCATGTGTGGAAAGTATCTTGATTTATCCGGGCGTAGGCACAGGCATCATCAATAGATAGCCCGATAGAGAGCGCGTCTATGATGATCTTCTCCACCTCGGGCGTGCGCTTTGTCTTGCGGCCTCTAGTTGCCATTGCCAGCCTCCAGAATTGTCGCAGTCTGCCCCGTGGCATTCTCCCACCTAGTTAGGATTACATCGCAATAAAATGGAGAAATTTCAACGCCGTGCCAGTCACGGCCTATTGACTCACACGCGATTAGCGATGATCCGCTACCAGCAAATGGATCGTATACGGTTCCCTGAGTGCAGTTAGCAATTAGCATTTTTAGCCAATCTACAGGTTTTGCGTGAGAATGTTCAGATTCAGAATGAAACTTTGTAATCGGCAATGAAAATAAATCTGATAAATGCTTTCCTCTAGGATCAGGAGTAAATAGGTACTCGCCTCTTGTGTTGCTTACAGTCCTTTCTTCTCCTGCGTTGCCATAATGCGCTCCATTAAAATCATAATGCTGGACATCTCCATACCACGCGCACAGTTTTATTCTGCGGAGAGGTCTATTTGGCGTGTACCACGATGACACACAATCCCAAACAAACACCCATGTAGGTGATCCCAATAATGACGTTATGTCTCCAAACCTGCAACCATCGGAAAATGCAAGTGTGCTATTTGCCGCGTATGGCTCAAACACCTCATCCCACGGAGGATCAAAAAACAACGTATCTATAGAGCCTGGATCATATGCTACAGAGCTTCCGCAAAATAGCCTATGCCTCCCCAACTGCCACAGGTCGCCAGCGTTGCACCGCGTGGGGGCGTTCTCTGGCACTTCGTCGGGATCGGTGAGCAGCTCAGTACCACCGCCACCCCCTCCCGCCATGCGCCCAATGATCTCGTCTAAGTCGTCGCCATCAAATCCCGTACCAGATAGCCCTCCCTCACTCAACGCCAGCTCAGATAGCAGAGCTGCGAGAGCGTTCTCG